AAAGGAGAACCCTACCCTTCACAGGTCCACTTGATGATGAGTCAAGAAAAGTCAGAGAACCAGACGAGACGCTTCCTCAGCGCCTCGAGAGGCGCTTCCTCAGCGCCTCAAATGGTTCGCCACCAAGCCCATACGACGGGATCCAATCAGTGGCAAAGCCGCTGACGAGACCCCTGACAGAGACGTCACGGTCAACCCCGAAAACAGCGCTTTTAAGCACTACTTCGGGACGAAAATGACGCTCTAATGGGAACGTACGAGGAATCGGACGTTTGAAAAAGAACCCTGGACCTTGATAAGTCTTCCGGTTCATCATCACTGGTGTTGCGCCGGGGTCGTATAGCACCATATCTCCCAACCAATCAGGGCCGTAAAGGCGCCAGTCATGGGGGAGCTGGTCAATGCAGAAACGCCACGCCGCTTTGGACCAGAGAAACTCTGGATCAGCGCGTCGGAGCTGATTTGCTAAAACGACCCAGTGTTGTGGCTCATCCGGCAGCTTTTTCATTCGGACTGGACTCACGTCGCAGCCTAAGAAAAAGTCGCCACCACAACTCTCGCGGAACGGACCTTCACAGAAGGTTTTCTTGGGGTTCGGTGTGAAGCCGAAAAACCTCAGGGCTGCTATCACGTCGGTCGCGTGGGCGGTGGGGACTATTATGTCATCACCGAACACAAGACTATCGTGTGGGCAGCCAAGGGCCTCCAAGAGTGTTCTGAACAGCAAAGTTTCCAACTCAAACGTAAAGCCATTCCCCATGGAAGAAAACTTTTCGTTGTAGAGGATGTAGCTGTCCACCTGCGTGCTTTTAGCGCGCAAGGCGTCGAGAAGCGAGTACCATCGGTCCGGAAGTACTAGTTTGACTAGGTTCCTGGATACCGAGTCGCTCGCCATAGTTAGATCTACCGTAGCCTCACTCCCGTCAATCGAAGCCTTCTGGGCCCGTGTGACGTGGAGAGGCTGCGCTTCACGTAGATCTACGTTATAGGCGCGCCAGTAGCGGTCTCTTATAGCTATGCCAGCGGCTCTTTGAAGCATCACTGCTCCTGAGGCCTCTATGCAGCAGCTACGTCGAATCCGACTGTCCTTTGGCACTGTGAAGTACCTGTTGGACCGCACGAGCAGGGCACTGTGTCCCTGATCGAGCACGTCGATTCCGACTACGGAATGATTCCATATAGAGACTGTTTCTGGGTATAACGTTAACTGACTGGACATCTTGTCCGGTATTGTTATACGCGGTGTCTGGTCGGAAAGTGTGGCACCTGGTGTGAATTCAGGTGTGAGACGCGCCGGGAGCTGACCAAGTACACGATCGCAAATTTTTCGCCACCGCTCGATAAAAGCGATGACGGGTTCGTCCTCGGGTCCAAAGGGCCCATTATGGATAAACCGTGCGAGTCGTGCATTAGTTTGAGCGTTCACCCTCTCTGCAAAGAGGAACGCATCAAGCGCCCGCTTCGCTCGAGCAGCATCATCACCAGGAAGTTCGACCTTTCGGAAGAACTCCCTAGCCTGGTAATCCAGGCGGAAGTGGTGAGGCTGCTCATAGAGCGAAGGGTCTAGCTGAGGAAGCTCTTGGAGCTTCGCCCACTCCCCCTTTACTACCAAGGCGTGAGCCTCTATAGCGTAGGGGGTTCCTATCCCGCGATATACTTTCGCGAGAAGCCGTTCGACTGTGTGATCGACTGAATTCATGTCTGAGACCTCAAGTTGTGGTGAAGAGCTAGACTTACGTCGCGCTCAATGCATCACGAATGAGGCTCTTGACATAATCCGTTGCGAGCAGCCCTGTACTAAATGCCACGAGGTCATTTTTCAACGCCTCGGGGAACTCATCAGGGATGTTCACCGTCACGACCACCTCAGCCCGCGAATTCACAGACGTCAGCCCGGTAACGTAGTCGGTGTAGCTGGCCGGCAAAGTTACTTTAAACTTTGCAGACCGAGCACGACCATTTACGGAACGGGCTGATGCTGTGAACCGCGGAAAGACGGTCGAAATGGTACCTTCTTTAAGTGCCCACGTCGCCAAACCGCCGTCGCCGGCGGATGGAGAGATGAGGGTGAAGGTTTTTGCTTCGGGAGCACCAGGAAAGCCGTTCATCACGACCAGATCAGTAGCATTTGCCATTTGGGAAACCTTGTGGTTAGAATGATTACAGAAACTTTGACAGGGCACGGACCCGACCCACGGCTAAGGAAGCTGCCATCGCGGCAGTCCCCCAGTTAAGGTTGGGTACTTTCCATATCAAAGGAGGAGGCGCATCTGCTCGTCCAACACGATACTTGTACTTTGCAGACGACACCATCAGACTTGTCATCCGATGTTGGTCATCATAGTATCGAGCGTCATATTGGACTCGCGCCGAGTAGGTCGTCGAGGCATTCACGAACTCCAGTCCGTAGAAGTCAGTGATTGAATTCACGAGACCCCCAACGTTGGAGAACATGTTTACCACGAAGGACCACGGGACTAAGTCCCAAGCCACGGCAATTGGGTTAAGAAGACCAGCGCGTTCAAGGAGCCAGCCGTTAGGATTAACGACTGCAACCCCGGCTGAACGTGCGACCTTCATTTGAGCAGTTCGAACGGTACTTAAACCGCCAAACGGCCCACCCCAATAGGAATCCGGATCGGCAAAGGTGCCGACCGAACTACCTGTAACCCAGGCTGTTTGTGCAGCATCCTGGATCACCGTCATGCAGGCGTTATGAATGTCCTGCACGAGTGGCTGCCACCCAAAAATAACCTCCAAGTGGACCCCCGAAAGGGCACGAAGAGAGGCTATTTCACCCAGCGGGTCACCGCGCTTCTGGGCCAACAGGCGTTGAGCTTTCGGGCTCTTACCTATGGATTCCATTAGCTCGGCGGCCTGCTGAACGATGGGTCGCGATCGCTGAGCGATCATCTCTCTAGACTGTTGTAAAGAGCCTAGAGATACACCGAGTTGAGCAGACCCGGCGTACATTTTGCCACGAAATTTTGCATACGACGATGCTTCCAGGCCATCCCACGGCAACCCATTCGCCAAGTAGGCAATGGTATTGTCGTTGGGGCCAAAGAAGTGCGTCGGGCGAAACTCCCGAATGACGTTTTTGGCATACTCCATCGTGCAGGCGTTGGCCCGCAGTTGAAGTCTTCCACTAACTTTCGGCGAATGTCCCCAGTGCTGGTTGCACGCTTCGGTGACGTACCGAGGCGAGCCTTCCGGCGCTGAATACTTCGTATACATTCGGCTTGGCATTGTATTACTCCCGTACAACTGTGTTGGCGCTCCTTGTGAGCGGGGAGAAATACAAAGAGACGGTTCCCTCCATCAAGAACACCACAATCAGGGCAAGCAGACAAAGGGCCAATGTTAAACGGCTCATCTGTTCGTCCTTTC